GCCTATCCGTCTCGCGGCCGATGGCGATAAGCTGGTCCCGCTAGGTTTCAGGCAGGAACAAGTTCTCAGGCTGTGGAAGAACTTCAGCGCCGAATATGGCCGAAGCCCAACTTACGGCGTGATCCGGAACGAATTGGGAATTGAGAAGGGTAACATCTCCAGCATTGTCGTTAGCCTGAGATTGCGCGGACTTCTCCCGATGCAAGGCAATAACCTCTGAAGCCGTAACAATGTGCGACAACGGCGCGCGTGATCGGAGATCGGGATTCCAACAAAGTAGTGCCATCTGTTGCGCGCCCCAAACCGCCAGCAGCAGGAATGGGTCGCGTAAAGGGAACGCCAAACAAGATCACCAAAGCGCTGAAGGACATGATTCTGCAAGCGCTCGAAGAAAAGGGCGGCGTCGAATATCTAGCTCGCCAAGCCGACGAAAATCCGACAGCGTTCCTCACACTTGTTGGCAAGGTGCTCCCGCTTCAACTCACCGGTGAGAACGGATCGCCCATTCAGGTTGAGCGCGTCGAGCGCGTGTTCCTTCGTCCTGGAATGCCAGCTTACGAACAGCCGAGCGTTCAGTGATGGCGACGGCAACAGCGCTTCGCATTCCAACCGCAGATGTGTTTGCTCCGCTCTATCAACCGGCTCGCTACAAAGGCGTTTACGGGGGCCGCGGTTCTGGCAAGTCTCATGACCGAGCTGGGGCGCTGATCGATGACAGCCTTTACGAGAAGGGGTTGTTGTCTGTCTGCATCCGCGAAGTTCAAAAGTCGCTCAAGGATTCCGCCAAGCGGTTGATTGAATCGAAGCTGGTCGAGTTCGGTCTTGGCGAGGCTGACGGCTTCAAGGTCTATTCTGATCGCATTTCAACGCCGGGTGATGGTGTCATCATCTTTCAGGGAATGCAGGATCACACCGCCGAGACGATCAAATCGCTCGAAGGTTTCAAACGCGCATGGGTCGAGGAAGCGCAGACACTCTCGGCTCGTTCACTCCAGCTGCTACGGCCTACGATCCGTGCGCCCCAGTCTGAACTTTGGTTCACATGGAACCCAAGGCGAAAGATCGATCCCGTCGATGCGATGTTCCGCGCCGGGAATCCACCGACCAACTCGATTGTCGTCAAAGCTAACTACGATGAGAACCCGTGGTTTCCTGCCGAGCTGGAGCAAGAGCGCTTGGATTGCCAGCGCGACGATCCGGACGATTACGCGCATATCTGGGAGGGTGATTATGTCACTGTTCAAAAGGGCGCTTACTTCAAGGCTCAGTTGGCGTCGGCGCGGGATCAAGGGCGAATTGCTCCATTCATCGGTGAAGATCCCAACCTGGTTATTCGTATCTTTGCCGACTTGGGCGGGACAGGAGCGAGGGCCGACAATTTCGTTTTCTGGGCAGCGCAGTTCGTTGGCACCGAGATTCGCTGGATCAATCACTATGAGGTTCAGGGGCAGCCGATTGCCGCTCACCTGACTTGGTTGAGAGAACAAGGCTACGTTCCCGGCCGAGCGCAGATATGGCTTCCGCATGACGGTGAGACGCATGATCGCGTCTATAACGTAAGCTTCGAGTCCGCGTTTCGTGACGCCGGTTATTCGGTCACGGTCGTTCCCAATCAGGGCAAAGGCGCAGCCAAGGCGAGGATAGAGGAAGCGCGTCGGCTGTTTCCGAGAATGCGCTTCGACGAAAGCAAGTGCGAAGCCGGTCTAGCGGCGCTCGGTTGGTATCACGAAAAGCAGGATGAGCATCGCGACATCGGGCTTGGGCCTGATCACGATTGGTCGAGCCATTCCGCGGATGCATTTGGGCTGGGCTGCATCGTTCACGCTGAACCGCCGCCGCAACGGCAGAAGGCCGAGCGCCCACGTGTCTCAGGTCTCGGGGGATGGATGCAATGATCCGCCGCCTGATGATCGCGGGTTGGCTGGCCTCAGCCTCACGAAACTCTCTTGCATGGGGAATGCTGCATCATGGCCTTTGACGCAAAAGAGGTTCGCGAGCTTCTCGATTATGCCGAGGAAGCTGACAAGCACAACCGAGAGGAAGGCGAGCGCGATCTTCGCTTCGAGGCGTTCGATGACTGGAACGAACAGGTGCGCAATGCGCGCGAGGGCAAGGGCCTGCCGTGCATCACGATCAACATGGCCCAGCAATACACCAGTCTTGTTGTTGGGGACTGGCTGCTTAACGAAACCTCGATCCAGGTTCTCCCTCGTGAGGGTGGCGACACGGACATCGCCAACGTTCGCCAGGAGCTGATCCGCTCAATCGAGCTACAGTCGCACGCGGACCAGGTTTACGCTTCGTCCTTCGGCAAGATGCTGTCCTGCGGTGTGTCGAACTTCCGCATCGCCATCGAGGATGCGAATGACAACCCGTTCCTGAAGGACATCTTCATCCGGTCGATACCGGCTCCGTTTGCGGTGCGCTGGGATCCATTGGCTTACGACCCAACGGGACGCGATGCGAACTTCTGTTTCGTCACCGACGAGATGAAGAAAACCGATTACGTCAAGAAATACCCAAAGGCGGCATTGCCGAGCACCATTCAGAGAGATGCTGGAACGAAGTGGTCCGATGGCCGGATCGTCTATCCGCAAGAGTATTGGACGATTGTCGAGAAAACCCGCACCATCGGCATGACGGCAGATGGCGAGGTTGTCGATCTCACCGACTTGCCGAAGAAGAAATGGCCCAAGCTGGCTATCGACGTGGAGACCAAGGAACCTGTCGTTGCCGACGACGCCAAGTGCAAATATGCCGTTATGCTCGTTACCAACGGGCTCGAGCAGCTTTCCGATCCGGTCGAATTGAAGCTTCCGAGACTTCCGATTATCCGTGTGAGCGGAAAGGAGGTCGTCACTCCCGATCACCGCGTCCGGTTCGGGATCGTGCGCTGCATCCGCGATCAGCAATTGATGCGGAACTATCTGCGCTCACTTCGCATGGAATTGCTGCTCAAGGCCCCAAGGGCGAACTTCTTTGCTCCTGCATCTGCGGTAGAAGGCCGGGAAGGCGATTTCGATAACGTCCTGATCTTCAATGATAGCGCTACTCCTCCTCAGCAGATCACAACGCAGAATTTCCAGGCGCTTCTGACCGAGGACAATATGTTCGCTCAGGACATGATGTTGACCACGGGCCTGCACGAAGCCTCGCAGGGAATGCCGGGGAACGAGTCATCGGGACGGGCAATCATCGCTCGCCAGTCCGAAGGCGACACGGCGACCGCAATCTATCACCACAACATGAACATGGCGCAGACCGCTGCTGGCGAAGTGATCGATGCGCTAATTCCTACGGTTTACGACACGACGCGGACAATTCGCACGGTTGGACCTGATTTGTCCGTCAAGATGGTTCGGATCAATGACAACCATTCTGCCCTGATGCCTGACGGGTCGCTGGACCTGAAGCATTACGCCACCGGCAAATACAAAGAGAGCCCGCAGGAAAACCCGTCCTACCAGAAGGACTCGAAGAAATACGGCAACCTTGGTGCTTCTCTGCCCGATCTCGGAGTTGGACAGTATGACGTTACCCTGACCACCGGCCCAAGCTTCGCTACTCGCCGTCAGCAGGGCGTCGAGCAGCTCATGGAGCTGGCAAACAGAAGCAAGATCGTTGCCGAAGCCGCGCCTGACATCATCGTGAGCGAAATGGACCTGGTGAACGGCCAGCAGCTTGCCGAGCGCTTGAAGAGGACCGTTCCGCCGCAGATTCTTGGGTCAGACGCCAATGACGGCAAAGACCCGCAGGAGATCGCGCAGCAGCAGGCACAGGCGCAGCAAGCCCAGCAGATGCAGGAAATGGGCGTCATGCTGGAAATGCGCGCCAAGAAGGCCGAAGCGGACAAAGCTGAAGCTGAGGCGATGGAAGCTCAGGCCCGCGCACAGAAAGCGCAGATTGAGGCCCAGCAACTCGCCAGCGGTTCTCCGGACCCAGCGATTCAGGCGGAACAGATCAGGACGGCAATTCAGGGCTATGACGCTGTTACGCGCAGGATCACGGCGCTTGAGAAGGGCAATATGCCGGGAACGCCGTCCGCGCTTGAGCAGCACCTATCCCCGATCATCGCGAATGCGGTCGGACAGGCTCTTGCCGCGCATCTGAACTTCCAACCCGCAGAGCTTGGCCTTCCGCAACCCGATCAATCTGTCTTGCAAGACCAACCAGCCAACACACCGACACCCGACATGGGAGCAGCAGCATGAGTGCCGACGAAGAGATCATGAAGCTCGCAACGCAGGATCACACTGCGGAAGATGAGCCGAAAGAGCCGGTAGAGAAACCGGAGGGCGACGACACACTGGAACTTGGTGGTGATGAAGCCCCCAAGGCTACCGCGGAAGAGGTCGAGGCCGACAAGGAAAAGAAGGCTCGCTCGCATCACCCGATTCAAAGAATCAACACGCTGACGGCCCGCCTCCGTGAAGCGGAACGCCGCGCCGCTGAGGCTGAGGCTCGCGCTGCGCCACAGGCCGACACGGCTCCACAAGCGCCCGATCCGAACAAATATGAGTTTGGCGAGGCCGATCCTCAATACATCAAGGATTCAGCCGTCTTTGAGGTAAGAAAAGAGTTCGAGGATCAGCAGAAGAAGGCCGCTGAAACAGCCAAAGCCAATGCTGCACAGAATGAGTTGGTGTCAAAGCTCAATACCGGTGTGCAGAGCATCGAAAAGACCGGCCCTGAGAAGTATGACGATTTCGAGGAGGTCGTTCGTGGAGCCGCCGAAGCTCGCGGAGAGCCGCTGAACCCGATCGTCAGCATCGGAATCGCCGTGTCGCCGGTAGGAGCCGATCTAGCCTATCATTTGGCGAAAGATGAAGCGACGACCGACAAGCTCGAAACCCTGTTCCAGACGAAGCCGCAGCAAGGCGCGATTATGCTCGGGGAGCTTGAGGGGCAGTATCTCGAATCCGACGACGATTCCGACCTTGATCCGTCTGATCCGCTCGACTTGGCCCGCATGATCGGACGCGAACGGGCAAGGCGTAAGGGTTTGTCTGCTCAAAAGCCCGTCGAAGTCAAAACCAGCAAGGCCCCAAAGACGACCGAGCATCAGGCGCGTGGAGCGACGGGACAGTTCGAGGTTTCCGACGATACGACCGACTTCAAGGCGTTCGAGCGCAAATATATGGGTAAAGCTGCATAGCAATAACCCTCCCCAGCTAATTCCTATGGCATAAGCTGTCCCATTCGCGGTGGGCTGCGAACGGGATCGTTGGCTCATGACTGTGACAGACTGACCAGGGCAGCGCCTTCCCGGCCTTTCCGCGCCCCGGCTGAGAAACCCTCACCCGGAGCACAGAAATGTCCAACGCATTCAAGACCACCCAGAAGGTCGCCAATCGCCTTCTCATGATCCTCAAGAACCAGCTCGTTGTCGCGAAGCTGGCCGATTCCCGTTTCTCGTCCGACTTCGGCGGTGGCGACGGCAACGTTCCCATTGGCGACACGATCACCGTTCGCCGGCCCCCGCTGTTCACTGCAACCAGCGGCGCTTCGTTCGTCCCGCAGGACATCGTGGTTGGCTCGACCCAGCTTCAAATCACGAACCAGCGCCACGTCGGCATGACGCTCACCGACTTCGAGCGCATCCTGTCCTATGACGGCGACTCCTTCCTGAAGGACGCGGTTGCCAACGCCAAGATGTCGGCTCTGTCGCAACAGGTCGATCAGGACGTTGCCGCGACCATCCTCCAGTTCCCCGGCTTCGTCGGAACTGTCGGCAACAAGTTCACCACGATTGCCGGGTTCAACGCGATGCCGAACCGCCTCGACAACAAGGCGGTCCCGACCACGGATCGCGTGGCCGTGCTTTCGCCTGACGACTATTGGGGTCTCGTCGGAGCCTTCACCGGCACCATTCCCTACGACAATTCGATCAACCAGACCGCCTTGCAGAAGGCGAAGCTGCCGATGATCGGGCAGGTCGATACCTACATGACCCAGAACGTTCCGACGTTCACCGCAGGCACGCGCACAAACGGCACCGTCTCCGGCAACGGTCAGGCCGTCACCTACGCGACCGCGAAGGATACCTACACCCAGACGCTCAACCTCGCCGGTCTCGGCGCGGGCGGCACTGTGGCTGTTGGCGACACTTTCACGATTGCCAACCGTTATGCGGTCAATCCCCGGAGCCAAGCTAAGCTCAGCTACCTCCAGCAGTTCACCGTCACTGCGGCGGCGACTGCGGACGGCACCGGTGCTGCAACTGTCACGATCACGCCTCCGATCATCACCTCGGGTGCGTATCAGACCGTGGATTCGGCCCCGGCCAACGGCGACGTTGTCACCTGGGTTGGCTCTGCGGGCGCAACCATCGTCAACAACGCCTGCTACCACAAGTCGGCGCTGGCGCTCGCATGGGTCCGTCCTGCCAAGCCGGAAACCGGCACCTACAGCTACGCGGAAGATCCAGACACGGGCATTTCGCTTCGCCTGTGGGGCTTCTCCGATGGCACTGCCGACACGCACTCCTACCGCGCCGACGTAATCTACGGTGTCAAGAATATCGACACCCGGCTCGGCACGCGCGGCAACGGCGCTTAGTGACCTTGGGGCTGGCGTTTCTCTCCTGCGTCAGCCCCATCCTTTCCGAAAGGTAAGAGATGGCGAAGATCGGCCCAAGCTCGGTTCCCGGCAAGAAAGCCGGTCCCAACGGCTCATTCCCGGTTGGCGATCCGAAACATGCCCGTCTGGCGATTGGCGGCGCAACACGGTCCTTCAACGCCGGGAATATCTCCAAGGGTCAGGAAAAGCACATCAAGGCCGCTGCCTACGATGAACTTCAGAACGCGGAAGGCAACCGCGCATCCCTCCACTTCGCCAACATGGGCGGCAAGTAGCGAGAAAGACTGAGCCATGACGCTCGCATCGGACATCATCACGCGAGCGTATCGTGAGGGAAACATCATTCCATTGGTTGCCACGCCAAGTACCAATCAGCAGAACGAGGCACTTCCACTTCTCAATGAGCAGCTTCTTTCTGCGATTGGAAACGAGGTCGGTAATGACGTCGCGGACCTCAACATCGGCGGTCTCTACGACCAGTCGATCTATTGCGCGACATGGGTTCCGGCTGACGTTCGGTTGATCCTCAACCTCTCCGGCGCACAAACATTCAAAC